CTCCTTTTCTCATTTTTCGTTCTGTATAAGGTAAATCTAAATAAGGATCATAACCTCTCCAACGAAACTTCTTGGTTTCATGATCTTTTATTAACTTATTTAATTCTTTATTAGGTAAACCTCGTAAATCTCTATTTATTCTTTTTTTCATAGCTGTAGGTTCTTCTCGAACATGTCCTTTTTTTATCAAAGGTTCTTTTCTAGGAAGACCATAATTTTCTACAGTACGTTCAACAGTGGGTTCTTTTTTTATGCGTCTAGTTCTAGAACTAGGTCTATTTCTAGAACTAGAAGGAGAACGTATTATTTTATTAACCTGTTCTTGTGAATAGCCAGGAGTTATTCCTAATCCATTTGACTTTGATTTTTTAGAAGAAGGAGGCCAAGGTTGTCCCATAATTCGTGACATCATTTTATTAAATTCTTCATCATCTTTTGAATTAGCCATAATTAAAATCCTTAATCATACAAAGATGAAACAAGATCAGAACCTGACATAACCTGTCCACCTTCTTTACGTTTTATAACTTTACCACCTTTATTATATTTTTTAATTTGACCACCTCGTTTTAAAGCTCCTCCTGTATAACCAGGATCAATTTCTGTACGTTGAGTTTGTCTAGCTGCGTCCATTGTACGAGAAGCTTCGCTTTCTCCTTTAGTCAAGGGTTTACTTACTTTTGTAATATAAGGTTCAACGCGATCTTTTGCTAAAGGTTGTCTACCTGTAAATACTCTCATGGAATCCTGTCCTAATTTTGCAGCTTCTGTTTTAGTTTTACCTTTATTAACTGCTTTTAAAACTTCTTTTTGTTGCTTTGGCGCTAAATCTTTTATTTTTTTTATCAAGTTAGTTATAAAAGGTTTTCCAAATTTTGTAGCTCCTTTAATAGCAGCTTTTCCAGCTATTGTACCTGGACCTCCTAAAGCTGAAAGAGCAAGTCCAGCCATTGCTACTTTTTCTTCAGTTGTTGGAACAGGAGCTTGTCCTTTTTGTCCTCTTTTACCTCTACCTACATCCTTATAAGGATCAGCGTATTTTTTAAATGGTGATGAGGATTCAAAACCCTTATCACCTTCTGATCTCATGGAGAGTGGAGCAGATGATCCTCTTCTAGGTCTAGATTTAGATTTAGATTTAGGAATTTGAGGCGCATTAAGATCAGCACCTGTAGGTGTTTTACGTTTAGAAGTAGGTTTAGGTTTAGGAGTCTTAGCTGCTGGACCCACTATTTCCTGATCTTTTTTCTTGAGCCAATCTGAAGTACCAGCATCTGTAGTTTTTCTCCCTACTGGTTTAGTTTTAGGAGCAGGTGCAGATTCTTTAGCTTTAAGAACAGGTGCAGGTACTCTAGCTTTAGGTGCAGGTCTAGGTCTAGGTCTAGGCGCAACTTTTGCAGCAGTTTGTTTTGGTTTGTTTTTTTGTTGCTCTAAATATTTTCTTAAAGACTGTCTGCCAAAACTTTTAAATCCTGCTTTTTCCATATCTTCTTTAGTCACAGCAGCAAGTTTTTTATTGCCTTTGCCATAAAAAAATTTACTTTTGGCTTTTTTAGCTTGAGCTATTGTTGATGGTCTTTTTCTAGTTGTTGCCATGACTAGTCCTCCTCTTTCATGAGGTCTTTGTCAGAAGAGGCAACTACACTTGGTCCTTTTCTTGCTGCACCAAAACCCTGTCCTGTGGGACGCCCTACGATCTCGTTCAAATCTGGATCAAGATTAGGGAGCTTACGTGCTGCTGCCCCTGATACAAAGTCTTTCATGATACTCTCCTTCTTCCTTTAGATGATAACTTTTGAAATTTTTTCTTTCCATATTTTTTTCTACCTATATAAGCTGCAAGAGCTTTGGGGTCTTTAGCACCCTTCTTTTTTAGTTTTTTGGTTAAGTTTTTAAATCTCTTGCCTGTGCCTAGTTTAGGTTTTAACTGTTTAGAAATCTTACCTCTACTGATAGTCATTAAGTTGAACCCATGATAACAGTATCAGGACTACCAGCAGGACTTGCAGCTTGTGCCATGTCATCTTGTCTGGTACGACGAGCCTGATTTCTAAGCTGATTAATAGCGTTTTGATATTGAGCTTCCCATACTGGAAGATCACCCCAACTTTTCATATACATGGTAGCCTCAATCATACACCCATAGAACAATGCATTATAACAATCTTCACTGAAGTAATTAGAAGTTGTTACACTTGTTCCTGTGGCAGAGGCTAGTCCTAGTGGTCTACGAACATATTGTACTTCTATGTCAACTGCTGATGCAGGAGTAGGTACAATATAAATTGCTGTATTTGTTTTACGTGAGTAATAACGAGGATCACCCACAGAAGAACTGGCATGAGGCCAGTAGTCTATGGCATACTCATAAGTTCTTTGTAATAAACTTGTTCTATTTGAAGATGCACTGGATATTACATTTACATTTCTAACAATCTTTGTATCAACAGGAAGAGATACAATAGGATTGCCAATACAACAAGAGACAGTCGTAAAAAAATCTAGACCAAAATCGTCTAGATCATTTGTCAATCTATTCTCTGTCTTTTCCACAAAGAAAGATATTTGATTCTCAAACTCAGTGGAATCATTCTCTGTTGTATTTACTAAATCATTTTTTAAAAATGAAAAATTAGGCATAGTCTTAGCCTACAATCAATGTCAATGCAGCACCATCAGCAGGAACTGATACACTTACACTTCCCACCATGGGAACTCCCATGTCTCCAATATAAATATCTGCGCTTTCATTAGCAGCTACAAAGAATTTCAAAACTCCTGACGTAGCTCCCTTGATATCAAAAGAACCTGCAACTGTACTATGAGCATGTACTGCAATGATTCGAGTTTTTTCTGCTGTGGAGATAACTCCAGCACCTGCCTGAAAAAGCGAATTATAATTGTTTGCCATATTTCTCTCCTAAAGTAAAGTCAGGGAGAACCTTAATCCTCCCTGACCTTTATACTTACGATCCTTGCGAACCGAACCATCCACGCCAATCAGAGACACCGAAAGCATAACGCTCACGCGCCTTGAAGCGAAGATTACCTGTGTCGAAATCAGGTTCCATCTTCGTTTGAAGAGGGGTGCGAACAAACATCTTCGTTCCATTAGGAACATCAGTTTTGATCCACCATGAAGTCGTATCGGTAAAGCGCCGATTAACATAGAAACCATCAGGCAACATACCCATATGACGAGTTGCATTAATAGCATTCGTATTTGGGTTTGCAGCAGCAGCACTAACTTGCGTCGAACCTGGACTTGCCAAGACACGATCTGCAATAGCCCACGAATCTACAGGGATATGAAGCGATACTGAACTGGCACCAATCAGGATACCACGATCATCTTCAATTTTCTGAACATTCGTCAGGGCAGTTTCGAGAGTCGCTTCTGAAAGATCAGAGGCAGCAATCAAGTTAGACTGTGAACCTGCACTAATGGTTGGATGCGAAGCTGAGAAGAAAGCAGCACCATCACCAATGGTATCAGAGAAACCATTGTTGAACAGGTTAGCAGCTTTGACCTGCTTCGTGTTAGCCATTGCTCTGGCAAGACCTCTGGCACGTAGCTTTGCAAACGTGTCATAGAGATTGTCTTCCATAGCCTCTTCGGTAACTGCAAAGGCAAGAGCGACAGTTTCATTCGTATAACGTGCAGTATAACTTTCCTGCGCGTCATCATAGGTTACAGCAGCACCCTCACCCTTGGTGGGAGCAGTACCAAAACCAGTAAATAGAACTTCTTCCTCAAATGCTCGATCAGAGTTTTCAATATCATAAAGAGCTTCATGCTCGTTATTAACATCGCCATACTCAATACCGAAAACAGCATTAAGACCTGGAAGGAGTTCTTTAGCAATACTTGAACGATTAATAGCCATGATACACCTTCCTTATTAAGCTGAAGATGCGGTAGCAGTAACGTACCGATCTCTGTGAGTGTTTAGCCAAACTTCAACAATAGGAAAGGCATCACTGTCTTTCTCATTAGGAAGTTCTGCTCGCTTTACAACTCGCGCAGCTAGTTCTGTTTCTGCGCCAGTAGCTGCCAAGAGATAATAACTGGACTGACCAGTAGTCGTATCTCCAGAACTTGCTGTCGAGCTAACAGTAACATTATAATTTTTCACTACATTCAGTTCTCCAACAGAAAGCGAGAGAGAAGCTTGGATGTAATAAACCTGATCAGGATCAGTGATAACATGGAATTTCAAATCGGTTACGCACGTTCCACCTGTCCAATGCCGACGAAACTTTTGTTCGCCATCTTCAACATACTGGCAACCAGCAAACACGCCAGAAGGCTTGAGAGTGGCAGCAATAAAAGGTTGAATCGTAGCAAGGTTGGCACCTGGCATAACAACCAGATCACCAGTAAAAAGGTTATTGCTACAGAGTCCACCAGAAGTAATTGGCAGTACATCTACACCTTCAGTGTTATAGTTACTACCTTTTTTGCGGACAGGAATGAACCCACGAAATGCTTTAGTTGTACTCATTTCTAGTTCCTCCTAGTTAATGAGAGACTACTCTTGAAAATTAGGAGTACGTCCTCTCATAGTGGTTGATTTACTACTATTGGAGACAGGCAGATTTCTAAGTCTAGCATCTGAACTATTATAAAGCTGTGCATTAACAGCATCCATCATATCGTTTGCTTTCTTTTCATAAAAAGCTTGTCTCGCTTCTACTTGGTTAGTAGGCTTCTTAGCCAAGGCTACGTCTCCACGACAGACTGCACCCAAGTATCTGCCCTCATCCCTCACGTAGGATGTTGATGCCATTTCAGGAACTTCTCCAGGTTCAACAAACGTCCATCCTTCTTGCTCTCGCTTTCCAACATTCATGATGTCTTCTTTGCCTTTAAGTGAGATTCTGATCCATCGAAGGGATAGTCCTTCGTTTTGAAATCTTTGCTCTACCGATTGTGGTACAGACAAAGCATCAGGCTCTTCAAAGACAAAATTTTCTTGTCTGGTGTTTGCTTCTCTTAGAGTATCAGTACGTGATTTTTCGCGTGTCATTTCATGTCCTCCGCGCTAGTTAATTTCAGTGTATTCGCCATCTGCATTAGAAACTTTTAGCTTCTGTGCAGCATAGGTTTCAAGAGGTATGTTCCACTTATTGGCAAGCCTAACATCTTCTTTTGTTAGTTTTACTTTGCTTTTGGAGGAATTGGGAGCAGAGCGCGAACTGCTTCCCACCACTTGAGCAGGAGTTGACGTAGGTTCCTGCACACGATTTTGATTTTCTTCCACATCCACTGTATTGGCTGTAAACTTATGTGGAAAAGCTTCTGCAAGCCGCCGATCAATTTCATTATAAAATTCTTCATTATCTGTATCAAACCCTTCTTCTTTAAGTTCTTGATCTAAAGCCAATGCTGAAACAGTTAAAATTTTATCTTTGCCAAACCATTCATTTTTTGATACCCAATCTTCTGCCCTTGGATCAGGAGTAGATTTAGATGCAGCTTGTTGTGCTGGTACTGGTTCTTGTTCAATCTCTTCGGCAACATCTTCCATTTGTGCTTTAGTAAGATTTAAATGTTTTAAATCTACCTGTGCTTCGTTAAGCATCTCTTGAGCTTGAAGAAGCTTTTCTTTTTCTCCACTGTCGAATGCTTCCATATAGGCACTACGAGCCAGAGTAACTTTATCAGTCAATTGTTTTTCAGAAGCATCAATATTTAGTTTGCTTACTTCATTAAAAGATTTTTCTCTTGAGTTCAGATTTTGTACTAACGACTCATTCTGTGCCATCAATTGAGAAATCTGTTCGTCACGTTCTTTTCTTTGACGAACCAA